TGGGTAGGAGTGAATAGTCCATCTTGGGGTGATAATACATATACATCTTATGCTTGGATAGATAATAATAAAGTACTCAATACAGAACAGAAATGAAAAATATTAAAAATAACTCTTGACATCCTTTGAAGATTTCTGTATAATATGATCTGTGAGTGAGTGAGACACATTAACTGAAAAATATCAAATGGACCTTAGAGAAACGAAATCGATATTGGCAAAATTGCTTGCTACCGAAAATATCATGGTTGAGCATGGTAATTATCGGACTGCCGCTTTTGACCCTCAAAAACGAGTACTATATCTCCCAATATTCAAATGGATGGATGGTGATGTTTATGATTTGCTGGTTCTCCATGAAGTTAGTCATGCATTGAATACTCCTGCTGATGGGTGGCATTCTACTGGTAGTGATAGAGGAAAAGGTTACAAATCATTTCTCAATGTGACTGAAGATGCTCGTATTGAGAAGAAAATTAAAAGAAAATATCCTGGTGCATCTAAATCTATGATTCTCGGATACCGAGAACTGTTACGACAAGATTTTTTTGGAATTGAACATACTGATGTTGATACATTATCTCTTATTGACCGCATTAACCTTCATACAAAAGGTGGGGCATCAATGGGAATTGAATTTTCTGAAGAAGAAATGGGTTGGGTTGATGAATTGATGAAACTTGAGACCTTTGATGAAATTGTTGATTTTACAAATCGTCTTTATGATTATTGTGTCGAAAATGAAAGTTCAACTGATAATCAGGATATGACAATGATGTCTGATTCTGATTATTATGAAAATGATGATGAGGATGAATTTAATGATTATGATAAGAATGGAAATTCTCCTATAGATTGGGATGGAGATGAGGCTGATGATACTGATGGTGATTCAGGTATGAAAGGTGAATCTATAGACTCCGATGAAGAAGAAGATTCTGATGGGTCTGATTCTGATGGTTCTGAATCTGATAGTGATTCAGAAAATGAAGAATTATCTGGAAATTCTGAAGAAGATTCTAATATTGAAAATGGAAACGGCTCTTCTGATAAAGTTAAAGATGAGTTTGAAAAAGAAGATGAAAAGTCTGAAAAATATTCTAGTGAAATTTCTCCAGAACCTACTGAAGGTGGGTATGGTAGTGAAGTTGATAAGGACTCTAAAGTTGGTCCTCGTTCAATTACTGATGAATATTTCCGTGAAAGGGAACAAGATTTAAATGACATAATTCAGTATGGGGAGGAAGACAAGAAATATATTTATGTCGACCTTCCCAAGCCTATTCTTGATGAAATTATATGGGACTATAAAACAGTTCAGAAAGAGTTTGAAGAATTTTATGTAAGTAATGTGAATGCATATGGTGAATCATATGGCAAGGCACGGCTCTCCCGTAGGGAGGAGTCTTGGGGAGAAGCTCCTAAAGTATTCAAAGAATTCCGTGAGCAAAATAAATCGATTATTGATTATCTTGCAAAGGAATTTGAAATGAAAAAACAGGCCGATGAGTATAAAAGAACTGCAAGTGCTAATACTGGACTGCTTAATACTTCAAAGTTGTATTCTTACAAATATTCTGATAATCTTTTTAAGAAAATTGCAACGGTTCAATCTGGTAAGAGTCATGGTTTGGTAATGTTCATTGACTGGTCTGGTTCTATGCAAGGCAATTTGGTTGGAACAATGGAACAGTTAATGATTTTAGTTATGTTTTGTAGAAAAGTCCAGATTCCGTATGATGTTTATGCATTTACTGACCGATTATGGATGGGCGGTAAACAAGCAAGAGCCAAAAAGCTGGGAGAACCTGCAAAACGTGTTGATTCTTGGGACGAAAACCTTGAAAGGAGTCCTTCTTGGGAGAAGGGACCTAATACTTTGATAATGGAAAATAAGTTTAATTTGATTCAGTTATTTTCAAATAGAATGTCTAATACTGAATTTAATAAAGCATGTTGGAACGCTATTAATATTCGTGACTATTATACTTGCCGTTTCAAATACAGTGCCTACAATCGTTGTCCTGATATTGCTCCAATGTTTAGTCTTGGTGGGACTCCTTTAAATGCTACAATTGTTGCCGCTCATGATTTGATTCGGAAATTTAAAAAAGATAATGATGTTCAGATTGTTAATTCAGTATTTTTGACTGACGGAGATTCTCATAGTTGTAATTCTTACTGTGACCGAGATGAGAAAGAACGACATATTGGAAAACGTGATATGTTGACTATCCGTGACCGTCAATCAAAAACCGAAATTGTAGACGCCAGACGGTCAAGATACCGAAAACAGACTGAAATGCTTTTTAATTCTCTCCGTAAATCTGTTGGAGTTAATATCATTGGTTTCTTTCTCGTTAATCGTATTGAGCGCCATAGCTTAGGTAATTACTTACCTTCTGATGGTAACACATCTTATGATGAGTTTAAAACCATGTGGCGTAAAGAAAAATGTATTGTAACTGATATTGATGGTTATGATAATTTATACATAATTAAAGATGGTGCAGATTTACAAGTTGATGGTGATTCAGAACTTGACAAAGTTAGTGCTGGAGCAACAAAGTCTGTGATCCGTACAGCCTTTAAGAAAATGAATCGTAAAAAATTAAAAAATCGTGTGGTTCTTAATAAATTTGTTGAACTAATATCATAATGGAATCACACTTAAAAAAGAAAACAGTTAAAATAATAGACCCACCTAGTGGATGGAAATATGGGTTTCCAAAAGTATTGCCAGATGATGTAACTGATATTGAAAAATGGTTAATAGAGAATGGATATCCCCAAACTGAAATAGATGCCTGTGGTGAACATTTTTGGTGCAGATATTGGATGGAGGAAGATGAAAGCAATTCTAGAATTTAATTTACCAAAAGATGAAGGGCAATATCATACCGCTAATAAAGGTATGGATTGGGCTTTACTTGTTTGGGATATAGACCAAGTATGTCGAGATTGGATTAAATATGATAGTCATAAATTTAAAACAGTTGAAGATACTTTAGAAGCTATAAGAACAATGATTTATGATAAAATGGAAGATGGTGAATTGCATTTTCCGCCATGAGGAATTACACTATAAAATATTATAAGGAGAATAAATGCCTAATCATTATGCAGAAGAATATGCAAAGTATGATAATATAAAAAACCAACAAGAAACGAGAAGACATAGAGAAAATATTCAACTTAATTTATTTTCAGAAAAGGAATGGGGGGATATTTTATTTCAAAAAGAAATGAAAATAAGAGATATTTCTGATTCTATGATTAAATCTTGGGACCGGCAGTTTCCGGAAACTGATTGACTAGAAAAGAAAAAAAACACTTGACAATGATGAATAATTTCTGTATAATATGATCTGTGAGTGAGTAATGCAACTTTATAACCCTTTCGTAATGAGGATATATGACATATGCAAACTTGACTGAAAAACAGAAACAGTTTGTTGACTTGGCAATTTCTGAAGGACATACTGAAGAGATTACTACAAAGGACATTAAAGAATTGCAAACCAAGTATAATAATACTTTGTCCGTACAGTGGTTGCAAAAGGATGATACTTTGAGAATGTCACGTGGTGTGTATCGCCTTCCTAAAGTGGCTGCTAATGGTTCAGTTGTAATGTGTGAAAGTACCTTCAATCCTGTGGCCGCAGAACCTACTATGGTTGCTACAAAAATTGATGATAAGGTCACTAAGATTGAACCTTCGGTTCCTGTATCTATTACCAATACTGAAGATGTTAGTTTTGTTCCTGAAAATGATTTGACATTTGTTCCGTTCGGTCAATTTAAAGATATTCATAGCATTATTAAATCCAAGTTGTTTTATACTGGATTTATTACTGGTCTTTCTGGTAATGGAAAAACCTTTTTGGTAGAACAATCTTGTGCCAAAGCTAAACGTGAATTGTTCCGAGTGAATATTACAATTGAAACTGATGAAGATGACCTTCTTGGTCACTACGTTTTAATTAACGGTCAAACCGTCTGGCAAGATGGTCCTGTAATTCAAGCAATGGACCGTGGTGCAGTTCTGCTTCTTGATGAGGTCGACCTTGCATCAAATAAGATAATGTGTTTGCAACCAGTACTTGAGGGTAAAGGTGTTTATGTCAAAAAAATAAATCGTTTTGTCAAACCCAAGATTGGTTTTAATGTGATTGCTACCGCAAATACCAAAGGAAAAGGTTCTGATGATGGCCGATACATTGGCACTAACATCCTCAATGAGGCATTCCTTGAAAGATTTGCGATTACCATAGAGCAAGAGTATCCTACTCCTTCTATTGAGAAAAAGATACTCATTGGTATTATGCAATCACTTGGTTGTCTTGATGATGGATTTGCTCAAAAACTTGTTGATTGGGCAGATATCATCCGTAAGACATATTATGATGGTGGAATTGATGAAATTATTGCCACAAGGCGTCTTGTTCATATCGTAAATGCATTTAAGATTTTCGGTGACCGAATGAAGGCAATACAACTTTGTGTTAATCGTTTTGATGATGAAACCAAACAGGCGTTTCTTGACTTATACACTAAAGTTGATGGTGAAGTTGATAAACCTTCAGAAGAGTCTTCCGAAGGAGGTGGAAGTGAAGATGATTCTGACGACTTAACACCTTTTTAATTGACATATAAATAAAATAGGAGTCCTTAATAGGACTCCTATTTTTGTATTTACTTGTGAGAAATTATGAATATAGAATTAAACGGAAATGTGATTGTCCGACATAAATCAGTGCCAGATTGCGAGTGGTGCGATAAAGCAAAAGCATTATTGGATGAGAAAAACCTGCCTTATGCAGTTGTTGACTCCGATAAATGGTTTTTTGGAGCATTGATGAAAGCAACTAAATCTAAAAAAGTTCCTCAAATTATTATGAAAGGTAAATTTGTGGGAGATTATTATGGATTAGTAGAACATTTAAAGGAGAAGAATGAGAGTTCCTAATATAAGCTGGAAGATTCGTAAAGGTCCCGATTGGTGGGATGAATCTGCTGAAGATTATTTTAAAGGTAAGCGTGTACTGATAGTTTCGTTGCCAGGTGCATTTACACCTACTTGTAGTACACAACAACTTCCAAATTTGGAAGAATTGTATGACCAGTATAAAGAATATGGAATTGATGAAGTATATTGTCTTTCAGTAAATGATTCATTTGTAATAAATGCTTGGGCAGAAAGTTTGAAAATTGAAAAAGTTCAAATGATTCCTGATGGGAGTGGTGAATTTACTAGAGATATGGATATGTTAGTATGGAAACCAGGACAAAATTTTGGATATCGAAGTTGGAGATATGCCATGATAGTTGATGATATGGAAGTAGAAAAAATGTTTGTGGAAGAAGGTAAAAATCAAACGGGACATGATAATGACCCTTATAAGGTTACAATTCCAGAAAATATCTTAACATATTTAAAAGTTTTAAATCCTAAAATTGTACCAATACCTACTGTTACAGTATCTGAAACGACTAATGAAGACCCTTCCAGTCTTACTAGAGGACGTACAAGTGCAGATAATATTGCAGGCCCATATTAAGGAGACAAGTGCATATTGAAGTACAAGCAAGTGATTTGCAAAAGAAAAAAATATTTGTAGCAACCCCAATGTTTGCTGGACAGTGTGCTGGAATGTATACGAAAGCCTGTATTGACTTGGCTACTATGTGTGCAAATTATGGTGTTGAATGTAGATTCTTTTTTATATTTAATGAATCTTTGATTACACGAGCAAGAAATTATCTAGTAGATGAATTTTTGAGAGCCGAAGAATTTACACATTTAATGTTTATTGATGCGGATATTAATTTTAATCCGAAGGATGTACTTTCACTTGCGGTACTTTGCAATGATGAACGACCTATTATTGGAGGTCCTTATGGTAAAAAATGTATTGCATGGGAACGAATAAGAACCGCAGTTGATGTAGGTATTGCAGATGAAGACCCAAATGAATTATCGAATTTTACAGGAGATTTTGTTTTTAATCCAGTACAAGGAACAAAAGAATTGCAAATTAATGAGCCTGTAGAAGTTTTAGAAATAGGAACTGGTTTTTTTATGGCCCAAAGGGGAGTTTTTTCAAAATGGAAAAATGCATACCCTCAATTTCATTATAAACCAGACCATAATCGGTCAGAACATTTTACTGGAGACAGATATATTCATGCATATTTTGATACTGTAATTGATAATGAAAAATATATGCCAATGGGGGCTACTAATTCGTCTGATAGATATTTGTCTGAAGATTATGCATTTTGCCAATTGGCGAGACATATTGGAATAAAAATATATCTTTGTCCTTGGATGAAATTGGGTCATATTGGAACTTATGTCTTTGATGGTTCAATGGCGGACCTTGGTAGAATAGATACTACAAATACTTGGGCAGCAAACAATTTAAAAAAAGCAGAGGATATTAGACAAGAAAGAAAAACAATTATTGAAAATGCTAAAGCGGTTGAAGAAATTGAGAATATTCAACAAAAAAGTGAATCGAGAAAAGAGAGGAGGACTAAATTAAAAAAGAAGAAAAGTTGACTAATATAAAATATGATGTTATACTATTATAATATAATATACTAATCTAAAATATGGAGTAATATGAAGTTAAGTGAAGAAACATTGTCTGTACTTAAAAATTTTTCTGCTATTAATAATGGCATTTATTTTGAACAAGGACGCACAATTAAAACAGTATCTCCACAAAAATCTATACTAGTGGATGCAACTGTAGAAGAGGAATTTCCTACAGATTTTGGTATTTATGACCTTAATAAATTACTTGGGGCACATTCATTGTTTGAAAAAAATCCTGAAGTAACATTTGATGAAAAACAGTTGACGATTTCTAGTGGAAATACTACCGCTGAAGCTACTTTATCGCAGGTGATTTATTCTTATTGTGATGCTAGTTTGGTAGTTCGCCCACCTAATAAAGAGGTAGCGTTACCTTCGGTTGATGTATCATTTAATATGTCTACCACAGTATATGATGCAGTTGTAAAAGCCGCTATGGTTCTCCAAGTTCCAGAAATTGCAGTGATTGGTGATGGTTCAAAAATGAAACTTGTTGCTTATGAAAGTAAGAATGCAATGAGTGATCAATATAATATTTGTGTTGTTGGTGAAACTGATAAGACTTTTTCTATGATATTCAAGGTAGAAAATTTCAGTAAATTAATGAGTAAAAATTATATTGTATCAATTTCTGCTCATGGACTCTCTAAATTTGAATCTGATGATGGTAAACTTACTTATCATGTAGCAATTGAGCCGAATTCAAACTTTGAAGAGTAATCTCTTTTTTTGTATTAATAATGAAATAATATTATGCAACACCGTGAATCGTTTGTGTGGTGCGAAAAGTACCGCCCAAAAACAATAAGTGAATGTATCCTACCAGAACACATTAAACAAATATTTGAAGGCACAAAAAAACAAGGCCGTATTCCTAATCTTATATTGAATGGTGGTCCTGGTACTGGTAAAACTACTATTGCAAAAGCACTTTGTAATGAAGTTGGGTGTGACTATCTGTTTATTAATGGTTCTGAAGAATCAGGCATTGATGTGTTGCGGACAAAAATTCGTGGCTATGCATCCACTATGAGTTTCGATGGTGGACCTAAAGTTGTCATACTTGATGAAGCAGATTATCTTAATCCTCAAAGCACTCAACCTGCTTTGAGGGCATTTATAGAAGAATTTGAGAAACATTGTACATTTATATTTACTTGTAATTATGCAAATCGTATAATATCACCTCTACATTCAAGATGTCAATTTATTGAATTTAAAATAGGTAATGTTGAGAAACCTGCTATGGCAGGGGCTTTTATGAAACGTATAGAATATATATTAAATACGGAGAAAATTGAGTACGATAAAAAGGTAGTTGCTGAAGTTATTATGAAACATTTTCCAGATAATCGGAGAGTCTTAAATGAACTTCAAAAATATTCGTCATCTGGTAAAATTGATTTAGGTATTCTTTCACAAGTAGCTGAAGTTAATTTGAAAGAATTAATGTGGGCATTGAAAGAAAAAAAATTCAATGAAGTGCGTAAGTGGGTAGTGGATAATGTAGATAATGACCCTCAAAAAATATTTCGTAAAATATATGATGTTGCATCTGAGTATGTCCAACAATCTTCAATTCCGCAATTAATATTAATATTAGCAGATTACCAATATAAATCTGCATTTGTAGCAGATCAAGAATTAAATTTAGTGGCTTGTCTTACAGAGGTAATGGTAGAATGTCAATTTAATTAGGATAATATGACTCCTTTTGATTTTTTAAATGAAATAACTTATGGTAAAAAAGACCTGATGGTTGATGATATTGAACATCAGGTTGAAAAACAATATAATCCTTTTATTGTTAATCGCGGCCTTTCATATTTTTATGATACAGTCATTTATGCAAATGATATGAATACTCGGCATCATCTTGATAAAAAACTGCAAAATACGTATCTACTAAATATTATAAGGAAGAAAAAACGATATTCAAAATGGTATAAATCAGAGAAATCTGAATTGCTTGAAATCGTTATGGAGTATTATGGCTATAGTATTAAAAAATCAAAAGAAATATTTCCCTTATTGACCTCTGAAAATATAGAGACCATGAAACAGGTGTTAGATAAGGGTGGGATGAAAGGATTGAAATGACTTATGGTATTGAACAAATGATAGAGGTCACAATCAAGGAATCAGATGATTTCCTTAAAATCAAAGAAACGCTAACTCGTATTGGTGTTGCTTCACGTAAAGACCAGACCCTTTATCAATCTTGTCACATATTACATAAACAACAAAAATATTATATTGTTCATTTTAAGGAATTATTTGCACTTGATGGGAAATCTACTAATTTTTCAGAGAATGATGTAGCAAGAAGAAATACAATTACAAATCTTTTAGCAGAGTGGGAATTACTTACAATAGTAGATCCAGAAAAAACAAAAGACCTTGTTGTATCTTTAAATCAATTAAAAATCTTATCATTTTCAGAAAAAGAAGAGTGGACACTTATTCCTAAATATAATATTGGTAAAAAATCATAATAGGTGATAATATACATAATTGGAGTACCGTGGATACAATTAAAATACAACAAAAATTAGGCGTATTTTGTTTACATGATGATATAAAAATACCCTCGTTAGCAACAGAAAAATCTGCATGTTTTGACCTTAAATCTTATCTTAAAGAGGGCAATACAGTAATTGGTTATAATCAATACAATCATAAAAAAGAAATTATATTAGATACTGGTCGTCTTGTTATGCATTCTTCATGGAGATATCTTATTCCTACAGGATTAATATTTGACATACCTGCAGGATATTATATTAAGGTTCATCCTCGTTCAGGTAATGCATTGAAAAAAGGGTTAATCACTGCAAATAATACGGGGATTATTGATGAAGATTATGTAGAAGAATGTAATTGTATTATGATAAATATTACTGATGACCCTATTGAGATTTATCATGAAGAAAGAATAGCACAAGCAGAATTGCGTAGGACAGAAAGTTTTGTTATGAGTAGACTAGAACATAGACCAGGACAAAAAACTGACCGAGATGGTGGCTTTGGGTCTACAGGAGCTTGACAAATTCGATATTTGTGTTATAATATTTAATAAATAGTTTTATAGTAGTTATGAGATGAGCCGATAATCGGGCATCTCTATTTGTGGTATATCGCCATACGGAGTTAGCCGATGCGTAACTCTAAAATTAATCTTGCTAATATAGGAGATACGATGTTAAGTACAACAACATATCAATCAAGGCAGATGTCATTAACGTCATTTCGAGAGTTTGAAAAGGCGTTCCAAGCAAGTGTTGGATTCGATTCTTTTTTCCATCGCTTATTTGATGTTGATTCTAGTGCAACTGCAAGCACAGGATACCCTCCTTATAATATTAAAAAAACTAGTGAGTATGCATATCAAGTTGAAATGGCACTTGCTGGTTTCTCTAAAGATGACTTACAGGTAGAAGTGGCGGACGGTACACTTTCAATTAAGACTGTTCCCTCTGAAAAAGAGGAAGGAGATGAATTCCTTCATCGTGGAATTGCAATGAGGCAATTTTCCAGAAAGTTCATACTTTCTGATGATGTGGTTGTGAAGGGTGCAGACCTGTATAACGGGCTTCTTACTATTGACTTGGAAAGAGTTGTTCCAGAGGAAAAGAAACCTCGGGAAATTCCTATCAATGATGGAGTGAAAATTGTAGAACATAAAGTGGTATAACTTTAGAGGCGGTCTTCGGACCGCCTTTTTTTAGGGGCAGACTTGAAAATAACACAGAATTTTTCTTTAAAAGAAATGACATTTTCTGATACTGCTATTAGAAAAAATATTGGAAATAAACCAGGTACAGAAGAACTTATAAATTTAACGAATCTTTGTTGTCATATACTTCAACCTGTCCGAGAACATTATGGGAAATCTGTAAGGATTAATTCTGGATATAGATGTGTTGAATTATGTGAAGCAGTAGGAAGTTCTGCAAGGTCACAACATGCAAAGGGCCAGGCTGCCGATTTTGAAATTAATGGATTATCAAATAAAGAATTAGCGACTTGGATTTATAAAAATTTAGATTTTGACCAAATTATTTTAGAGTTTCATGACCCTGATGACGACCCTAATAGTGGTTGGATTCATTGTTCTTATAGAAATGATGGAACAAATCGACATACTGGATTAATTATTAATAAAAAAACTAAAGGTAAATATTTACCTTGGAAGCCATGAACGCCTTATATTGAATTGACAAACTTATGTAATTGTGTTATGATGTATTATATGAACTTGAAAAGTCCTTATCAATATAGATATTATAATTTTGGTCCATGAGTTTTTATACTAACGTTCAAAATGTAAAAAGTAAAATCTTTTTTCGTGGTGTTGACGACCAGGGAAATCATTTCAATCAAAAGGTTGATTATAACCCTTCCTTATACATATCCTCTACAAAAGAATCTAAATGGAAAACACTTGAAGGTGAAAGTGTTTCTGAAATTCCTTGTGGTTCGATTAATGAAGCAAGAAATTTTATTCGTAAATATGAAAATATAGATAATTTCAAAATTTATGGTAATACTAATTTTCATTATTGTTTCATTACTGATAATTATCCAGGTACACTGTCATATGATATTTCCCAAATAGGTATTGCAAATATTGACATTGAGACTGGTTCTGAAAATGGTTTTCCGGACCCTCAAGTAGCACAAGAAGAAATAATTTCAATATCTGTAAAATTTAAAGATAAATTCTTTTCATTTGGATGTGGAGAATTTAAATCAAATCAAGAAAATGTGCATTTCATGAGATGTAATAATGAAACTCATTTATTGCAAGAATTTCTTTTATTTTGGGAGAAACTTGATATTGATATTGTAACTGGCTGGAATGTAAAATTTTTTGATATACCGTATCTGATTAATCGCATGAATCGTTTGTTCGATAAACCTGAATATCAAAGATTATCACCATGGAGATTTGTAAGCGAAAGAACAGTAAATCAAATGGGGTTTGGAGGTACACGAGAGCAACAAGCATTTGAACTTGTGGGTGTTGCTACTCTTGATTATCTTGATTTGTATAGAAAGTTTACTTATACACAACAAGAAAATTATAGATTAGACCATATAGCACATGTAGAATTGGGTGATAGAAAGTTAGATTATTCAGAATTTGGTAGTTTACATCAATTATATAAACAAGACTTTCAAAAGTTCATGGAGTATAATATTAAAGATGTTGACCTTGTTGATAGACTTGAAGATAAATTGAAATTAATTGAAACTGCTATTGTTCTTGCATATGATGCAAAAGTGAATTATACGGATGTATTTACACAAGTGAGAATGTGGGATACATTGATTTACAATGAATTGCGAGATAAAGGTATAGTCCTTCCTCCAAAGAAAAATACTTTCAAAGATAGTCCATATGAAGGTGCGTATGTAAAAGAGCCGAAACCAGGAGCATATAATTGGGTTGTGTCATTTGATTTGAATAGTTTGTATCCTCATTTGATTATGCAATATAATGTTTCACCTGAAACAATGGTGCCTAATTATCCTCCTCAGCCTGTATCTGTTGATAAATTGTTGGACCGTGAGATTGATACAACATATTGTCAACAGCAGGATTTGTCAATATCGGCAAATGGTTATCATTTTCGTAGAGATATTCAGGGATTTCTTCCTGCTATGATGGAAAGGATGTATAATGAGAGGTCGAAGTTTAAGATACAGATGCTTGAAACTCAAAAATTATATGAGAAAGAGAAGAATCCAACGGAACGTATAAAAATATCAAAAGAGGTTGCAAGGCTTGACAATATGCAAATGGCGAGAAAGATTCAACTTAATTCTGCATATGGTGCTTTGGGTAATCAATATTTTCGTTTTTTTGATGTACGACAAGCAGAAGCAATTACAACTGGTGGACAGTTAGCTACAAGATGGGTTGAACGTGATGTAAATAAGTATTTAAATGCAATACTTAAAACTGAAGATAAAGATTATGTAATTGCATCAGATACTGATTCAATATATGTTTGTTTAGATGACCTAGTGAAGAGTGTGTTTGATGATACAAGTGATATTCCAAAGGTAATAGATTTTCTTGATAAAGTGTGTGACGGGAAAGTACAGGAGTGTATAGATAGGTCTTTTAAAGGGTTGAGTGATTATATGAATGCTTATCAGCAAAAGATGAACATGAAACGAGAAGTGCTTGCGGATAGAGCAATTTGGACAGGCAAGAAACATTATATAATTAATGTGCATGATAGTGAGGGTGTGAGGTTTTCTAAACCGAAGGTTAAAGTGAAAGGTCTTGAATCTGTTAAGTCATCTACTCCTGCTATTGTAAGACAAAAACTGGTTGATGCATATAAGATTTTGATGAATGATACAGAAGATGATATGATTAATTTTATCGAAAGATTTCGTAATGAGTTTGAAGTATTACCTCCAGAAGATGTTGCGTTTCCTCGTTCAGTTAAAGGTATTGCGAAGTATAGTGACCCATCAATGTTATATAAAAAAGGAACACCAATACATGTGAAAGGAACTATCATACATAATAAATTATTGAAGGAACATAAATTAACTAGAAAATATCAGATAATTCAAGAAGGAGAGAAGATTAAGTTTTCATATTTGAAAATACCGAATCCTGTTGGAGATACGGTTATTAGTATGGGTAATACTTTACCTAAAGAATTTGATTTACATAGATTTATAGATTATAATGCACAATTTGAAAAGACGTTTCTCGGCCCATTGAAAGATATTTTGAATTGTGTAGGTTGGGACCATGAAAAACGAAATACTATTGAAGATTTTTTTATTTAAGGAGTGATAATGGATTTTTTGAAAGATATGATTAAGGAGACTGGAAATGAATACGCTGGATTGGTGGCCGACGGAGTTGAAGCAGGTGATGTTGAATCTTTTATTGATACTGGAAGTTATGCTCTTAATGCGTTATTATCGGGAAGTATCTATGGTGGATTACCGTCAAATAAAATTACTTCCTTTGCTGGAGAAACGGCTACAGGAAAAACGTTTTTCGTACTTGGTATTGTCAAACAGTTTTTGTCAGATAATCTTGGCGGTGGTGTTCTTTATTTTGAGTCTGAATCTGCTATAACTAAACAGATGATTGAGCAACGAGAAATAGATACTTCTCGTATGGTAATTTTACCAGTTGCGACTATACAAGAATTTGCTCATCAAGTTACAAAAATACTTGATAAACACCTTGCTAGTGAAGATAGACCACCATTGATGATATGTCTTGATAGTCTTGGTATGTTATCAACTTCAAAAGAAGTAGGTGATATTGCTGAAGGAAAAGAAACAAAAGATATGACTAGAGCCGCCCTTGTAAAAGGCGCATTTAGAGTACTGACACTTAAAGCAGGAAAAGCAAAAGTTCCTGTATTGGTTACAAATCATACATATAGTCAAGTTGGAGTGATGTTTCCACAACAAGTAATGGGTGGAGGTACAGGACTTTATTATGCTTCAAGTAATATTGTATTTCTTTCAAAAAGAAAAGAAAAAGATGGAACAGAAGTAATTGGTAATGTAATTCATTGTAAAAATAAGAAATCTAGATTGACTGTGGAAAATAAGCAAGTTGATGCACTAGTGACTTATGATAAAGGATTAGACCGTTGGTATGGTATGCTTGAACTTGCTGAAGAAGTAGAAATTTTCAAGAAAGTTTCTACACGTTTTGAATTGCCTGATGGTTCAAAAATGTTTGGTAAACAAATTATGAAAGAGCCTGAAACATATTTTACTGAAGATATTATGAAAAAAATTGATGAGTATTGTAAAGAAAAATTTTTATATGGTTCTAAAAAATCTGTTGAAGTGATAGAAAATGAAGAAACCGTTACCTGAAAGATGGATGTGTCTGATACAAAAAACTTAACAGAATGGTACGATATAGTTCCAAATCCTCAAAATGAAGATGATGAACAACAGGCATTTCATATTAAACAAGGTAAATTTCAAGATGTAATTTATAAATATAATCGTTTTGGTGTTAATGACAAACCAAATGAAGATGGTACATTGACATATAAGTTTGAGTATGATATACTTGAAATACCTGAAGATATTGTAAATAAACAATATGCTGATGAAGAAGGAAAAGAATTTGAAACTCTAATTGGTGATATTCTAATCGAAGTTATTCAAGATAATATAAAAAAAACAGAAAGTGAGGATGGAAAGACTAGAAGATACGATTTTAAAAAACCTGTTGTATAATGATGATTTTGTAAGAAAATCATTACCATACTTGAAAAATGATTATTTTCTTGAGCATACTGATAAAATTCTATTTGAAGAAATTAATAAGTTTATACAAAAATATAATATATCTCCTACCAAAGAATCTCTCGTAATTGAACTTAATGAAAATTCAAAATTACAGGAAGACCAATTTAAAAGTTTAATAGAGAGGTTGAATGTATATGATTCAAATAAGAATGATAAATCAGAAATACAATGGCTAATTGATACTACGGAACAATTTTGTCAAGATAAAGCAATATATAATGCGGTTTTAGAATCAATTTCTATAATTGATGGTCAGAAGAAAACTGAAAAAGATAAAGGAGCAATTCCTGCAATTTTATCTGATGCGCTTGCAGTTTGTTTCGACCCTCATATTGGTCATGATTATATTGAAGATGCTGAAGAAAGGTATGAATTTTATCATAAAATTGAACAAAGAATACCATTTGACCTTGAATATTTTAATAAGATAACATCAGGTGGGGTACCAAATAAAACATTAAATATTGTTATGGCTGGTACAGGTGTTGGTAAATCTTTGTTCATGTGTCACATGGCGTCAAGTTGTTTGTCTCAAGGTAAAAATGTTCTTTATATTACACTTGAAATGGCAGAAGAAAAAATTGCTGAAAGAATTGATGCAAACCTTATGAATATTTCGCTTGACGATTTGAAGAAATTACCGAAAAATTTGTATGAAAGAAAAGTTGCTAATATTAGTAAAGTTACTGATGGTAAATTAATTGTTAAAGAGTATCCAACTGCGGCTGCAAATACAAATCATTTTCGTAATTTATTGGGAGAATTGAAACTTAAAAGGCAATTTGTTCCGCAAATAATTTTTGTAGATTATCTGAATATTTGTTCATCAGCTAGATTGAAGCAAGGTGCGAATGTGAATTCTTATGTATTTGTTAAATCTATTGCTGAGGAATTACGTGGTATGGCAGTTGAATATGGAGTGCCCATTATGTCTGCTACGCAAACTACGAGGTCTGGTTTTACAAGTACCGATGTTGGTCTTGAAGATACATCTGAATCTTTTGGTTTACCTGCAACGGCCGACTTAATGTTTGCGCTTATATCAACTGAAGAACTTGAAGGATTGAATCAGATGTTAGTTAAACAACTTAAAAATCGATATAATGACCCAACGAGTATGAAGAGATTTGTAATTGGTGTTGATAGGGCTAAAATGAAACTGTATGACCTTGAAGAATCTGCACAAGATGATTTGGTCGATAGGATGTTGGAAAAAAAAGCTAAAAAAGGCAATTTTAATCCATCAAATAGTGGACAAAATGATGAACCTTTGTTTGATAAATCTACTGGTGGTAAAATGAAATTTAAAAAAGAATTTGCGGAGTTTAATTACACATGATAAAAGTATCGTCTGCTCCAGGAGAGCCATTCTCTGTTAATATAGAGTATAAAGGTTATAATGTTATTATGGTAGGAATACCAGTAGATGATGGTTATGATAGTGATATGAAAGTATTTAAAGGTGATGAAGATGTATCAGAAAAAGTAGGAGAATATGAAATAAATGGTGAAGGATTGAAAAAAATACTTGACACTGTTGACACATTTTGATATAATATAGTTGTACGTGAGAGTTTTTATACTCTTTATTTGTTAATCTCAATTAAATGAGGTGATATGTTTCGTTTTATTTTAATATTATTAGTAGTATTATTTTTTGGTATTCCATTTCTTTATGTGAAAATCTATGCTGAAGAAACTAAAGTCATAGAGATAAATGGCAAACAATGGTTGGTGGTAATAGAGCCAAATAAACCACCTATATTCAAATCTCTTGAACCTAAACCTAAAGAGGTCACAGAACTCCCATTTGTGATTCATGATAATTCAGAAGAATCCTCTACTGCAATTGTTGTTAAGGCAAATTCCAACCCAGAGTGGAAAAAAACAACTATTAAAGAATCTAAATTGGTTCAAACGTGTGATGGTCCTTTAGGGTGTGAAATGACTGTTGAGGGAGATTGTCCAGATTGTAAGACTGAATTAGTTAGAGAAGAAACAGTTGAAGTCGTTCAAAATACAGATTTTTCAGAATTTAAAGCAGATATAAAAAATCAACAAAAAATGATGGAGATGACTCAAAATAAAAAAGAATTTCATTATCTTGCACCTTATTTGCATTTAAGAGACACTGGACATCCAGCTTGGATTTGCTTTAAAATATTGTGGACCTGTCGTCATGGTGACCCTATTTTAATAGAAGATTTATTTGTAGGTAAACTGAATGCAAGTTATTGTTCTAATAGTCTTAATGTTCCTCCTTCCCATTTTTCCTTTTCCGACCCTCTCAAAAGCTGTCCTAATTCAACCATCCTGAATCTTTAATAAACATAAATAGTTTGAAACGAGTTATGCGGAAATTATGCAGAGTTTCAAACAATATTTAAAAGAAGATAAAAATCTACATCTTGAGCATATTGAAGATGAGGTTCTTAATAATGGAGTTGATGGCACCAGGCAATCAATACATTTTCTTAGAGGATTGAGAGATATGTTGGCTGGTTCTACAAAAAGTGGAAAGCAGGTCCGCATCACCGTAAAATGGGATGGTGCGCCTGCTATTTTTGCGGGAACTAATCCCGAAAATGGTAAGTTTTTTGTAGGAACAAAAGGGGTTTTTGCAAAAACTGCGAAACTTAATTATACAGTAGAAGATATTGATATAAATCATCCTGGGGATGGTTATGAGAGTTTAAATTATAAACTTAAACTTTGTTTACAATATTTGCCTGAGTTGAATATTGAAGGTGTCATACAAGGTGATTTGATGTATATACCTGAACAACTCAAAGATGAAACTATAGATGGTGTTGATTACATAATATTTAAACCAAATACTATTGTTTATGCAGTTCCAAAAAACAGTGAGTTGGCTAAACAAATATCAATATCAAAGTTAGGCATTGTATTTCATACTAGATATACTGGTGATAGTTTACCTGAAATGAATGCAAATTTTGATGTTGATGTTTCAACTATGAATAAAACACCAAATGTTTGGTTCAGAGATGCAAAATATGAAGATGTAAGTGGTTCTGCGTTAATGACGGATAAGGAAACGGCACAGATTACAGAAATTCTATCGGGTGCTGGACGGTTATTTAAACAATTAAATCCTGATGTATTACGATATATTCAAAATCATAAAGATATTAATATACAAATTAAAGCATATACAAATACAAAGATACGAGAAGGACGCCCGATAGATAATCCTACGAGTCATGTTACAGGATTGATTAAATATTTAAAAGATAAATTAAATAAAGAGGAGTTGAAACTCAAGACTGAAAAAGCAAGATTAAAAAAACAATATTTACATAAAGAATTTTTAAAGTTTTTTCAGTATAACCATAGACAACTTGCATTAATTTTTGAAATGCAAAATTTATTGATTGCATGTAAGATAATGATTTTAAGAAAATTAGAACAGGTTAATACATTGACTAAAACTTTTATACAAGATGATGAAGGGTTTAAAGTGACAAATCCTGAGGGATTTGTTGCAGTTGATAAATTGAAATCAGACCAGTATGTGAAACTGGTAGACCGCCTTGAATTTTCAAGACAAAATTTTAATGCCGCCAAAAACTGGTCAACGGGAGTATAAATGCTAGAACAAGAACAAGAACTATTAACAACACTTGAAGGAAAAATGATAGATATTGCACTTACTGAAGATGTTGATAGTAGATTGCGAAGATTAGCTACACATGGTCTTATAGCCAAAGATGAGCTTGCTTTGTTTGTTAAATTAATGAAAGACCTTGAAGCAGAAAAAACACCTACAATAACACAAAGACTCATGATTATGAGAATTTTTGATAAATTGCTTAAACTTATTATGGATAATAAGGAAGTTTATCAACGTGTATTAGCATCCTTCAAGAAAAAGAAAAAAACTCAAAAAGAAGCATTTGAATCCTCTCATACTATTGTAGACCATGGAGGTAAACGATTTTATATTGATGAAAATGAACAATTAATACCTTATAATTCTGAAATAGAAGAAGAATTGCCATCACCATCATTTAAAGTGACGAAGAAGTTAGGACATTTGGGATCGAAAAAATCACCAACACGCCCAAAGTTTCCGGTTAGAACAGTACCGGCTATAGTAGCAGTTAGAGGATAATAAATATTATTATGAAATTAAAAGAATTACATGAACGTATAAGTAGAGAAAAGACCGCAGTTTTTACTTTTGGTCGAATGAATCCTCCTACTGTTGGACATGAAAAACTTTTAAATAAATTAAAAGAAGTAGCAAATAAAAATTCTGCTGATTGGTTTGTGTATCTTAGTTCTACACATGACACTAAGAAAAATCCATTATCTTTTGAACGTAAAATATATTATGCTAAAAAAATGTTTGGTAAAGAGGTAAATGAACATACATTTCCGCAAGAAACTACTGCATTACATGCTGCTGCATCAATATATGATAAAGGGTACAAAAAAATAATAATGGTTGTTGGCTCTGATAGAGTATCGAATTTTGATAAATTATTAAATCAGTATAATGGTCAGGATAAAGCTCATGGTTTTTATAAATTTGATAATATAAAAATAGTATCAGCAGGAGAACGAGACCCTGATGCAGAAGGTGTTTCAGGAATGTCTGCTTCAAAATTGAGAAATTTTGCAGTAAAAGGCCAGTTTGAACAATTTCAACAAGGTCTACTAGGATTGTCTGAAAAGGATGCCAAATCTTTGTTTAATGAGATTAGGAAAGGACTTAAATTGCAAGCAATAAGAGAGAAATTAAAGATTAAATCAGAAGTTGCTCCTGAAAAAGTTACAATAAGTGAATTTAAATTTTCGGATACGTTTAAAACAGAAAAAATACCAGTAAATGTTGAATCAGTTTTACGAAGAAAGGCAGAAGTTTCTGGTATTGCATATTCTATATTAAAATCCATCTATGAAAAATCAATAAAGAAATTTAAACTTGGACATGAAATAGGGCAGATAAAAGAACAATATGCAATTCAACAAATCAATCAATATTTATTGGATAATAAAGTGACTAATGATATAAATGAAGATTTTAAACTTTGGATGGAAATGGATGAATCAACGGATGTTGTTGTATCTACACCAACAGGAAGATATACTACAACAACATCTAGTGTGGCTCAGACAAAAAATAGGGAAAGACAGAGATTTAGGTCTGCACGAGATAGAAAATCTGTGACAGTTCGCAGAACACTTGGTAGAGAAAAGAGATATCTTGATAAAGAGCAGGATATTCGTAGTGAAGAAGCGCCTCCTGGTAGAGAGCATCAAGTAAAATCATTGAAAAAGAAAGTTGGAGAAAAGAAAGCATACGCATTTGCTTGGGCACAACATAATAAACATGGATTACCAGATAAAAAAGAAAATATTGAATGGGTCAAGGAACTTTCTTCAAAATCATTAAAAGAATCGTCATTTGACCATCAAGTTGTATTACAACAACTTGGAGGTAGAAAATTTATGGCAATGACAGGCGCTAAAAACCTGACATTTAGTAAGGAAGATTCTTCATTGAGCATGAAAATAGGAAGGAATTCGGCTGGAGTGAATCATCTTAAAATTACGTTAGAACCAGATGATACTTATACAATATATTTTGGTAGAATTAGAAATTTAAATTATAAAGTTATAAGAACAGTTAAGGGTGTATATGCAGAAGCACTACAAGATGTATTCACCGAGGTAACAGGAATGTATACTAGTTTATAGGGAAAAAATTATGTTAAAATTAAATACACTTCATGACGGGGCATTTACACAAACTGACTCACTTGCAGACGCATATCAAAAAATAAAAGAACAGGGTGATGTGCATGTTCACCATTATCCAAAAGGGGAAGCCCCTGACGATAAAAAGAAAAAAGAAAAAGAGGCTAAAGAAGCCGAGAAGAACGGTAATGGAAATGGTAATGGTGGGACTGCTTCTGCGCCTCCACAAGAGGAAGGTCCGCCTCCTCCAGAAGATTCAGGAAATCAAATGCCTAAATTTTCTAAAGATGAAGTAAAAAGAATTAGACTGATTCTCAAAAAAACCAAAGAAAAAAAAGAAGTTGAACAGAAATTGAGTAATAAAAAAGATAAAGTTAATACAAAACCAAAGCTGAAAGATGCTAAGATTGATGAAATGGCCATTGAGCTAGAAGAGGGCCCAATCCAAACTAAATTGGCAAAATCTAAAAAAGGTAAGATTACAGTTAAAGACCATGATACCCTAGAAGATGCTAAGAAACATCTAGCAGACATGAGGACAAAGAGGTGGAATGGTATTATCTTACAAGACGGAAAACCTATTAAGGAACGTGTAGAACGTATAGATGACCTTGGAATTGATGAAGCATGGGAAGCGGGTACAGTTTATCATCAAGATTATGGAGGTGGTGAAAGAACATATTTTAGAGCCGATGCTCTACAAAAAAATAAAAGGTGGAAAGGTATGTCTGTAGATGAGATTGGTGGAAAACAAAAGAAACCAAAAAATAATACAGCAGATGAAACCGTGCGGGGATGGGAAATAACCTCAAATAATGAGATACCAAAAGGATTGAAAGAAGAAGTTGAGATTGATGAAGGAAAATTAGGAACAGTCAAACTCAATACAGGAGATGTTGTGTCCGCTAAAATGGGGAAAGGGTATAGTTTCAAAGGTGATGAGAATATGCAAGCATATAAGTTTACTAATCGAACTCAAGCACAAAAACATGCTGAAAAGGTTGGTGGTGAAGTAATTAAACCTGGTAGAGTGTTTTATGTGAGAATGAATGAAGAAGTTGAGATTGATGAAGGTATTCGTGATTTTAAAATGGGCGACAAAGTAAAATTTGTTAACGATGATAGCGAATTTTGGGGGGAAACTGGTGAAATTACTACTTTAAGTGGAGATGGAATTAAACAAAAGGCTACAGTTAAATTAAACAAAAGTGGTAAAAGTGTTACCAATATTTTAGTCAAAGTTGATTTGATTAAAGAAAAATTTGAGATTGAAGAAAGAGCCAAAAATAAGTATCAATTATATCATAAGACATTTTCATCCGCAATGCAACATGCATATGATGTTGCAAAGCAGAGAGGATCTACAGTCGACCCTAATGAGATTGACAATAAAGTTGCAACAGGTCCAAAAAAACCTTCTAGCGGCAAAACCAATCGTTATATATTAGGTACGGACACGAAACAAAAATTGCATGTTCAAGTTGCAAACCTAGATAATAAACAATACGAACTCAATATGTATATTGAAGAAGTAAAACCAGAGGAGAATATTAAAATGGAAGATGTTATTTTAGATGGACCTGCAATAAATACTTTTAATGATGGGGCATTTACAAATAATGACCCATTGAAAGATGTTTATGCTAACATGGTAGCAAATTATAATGAAGTTGACCCTTATAGTGGTAAAGAGATTAATGCAGAAGAAAAAGAAGAACAATTGAATGAATTAGCCATTCCAACGCCAACAGCATCAGTTATTAAAAGTGTAGGTAAACAATTAAGGGATTATGCACACACCACTCCAAGTATAGATAAAGATGATTTCCTCGCAACGGCAGATGTATTGTTAAAAGGAAAACTCCCAAGTGAAAAACAAATTCCTCAAGATACAGACCCAAGAGAGTTTGTGCATGACCTTATGGCCAAGACATTCGGATGGAAATTTGTAGAACAAAAATATGGTATCACATTTCAATATAAAAGAAATTACAAAGAAGAAGTTGAATTGACAGAAAAAGTAAAACTTGAATGTCAGGAATGTGGTAAAAAGTTCTCGAAAGCTAAACCAACATCAAGCACTCGGTGTCCTAAATGTGGAGGAACAGATATTGATTTGGCGGAAGCAAGGGAGAACCCTAATGATATCTACGAAGCTGATAAGCAGTATAGACGGTATGAAGGAGAAAATGAACATGGTAAAGCCGCAGTATATGCTTGGAAAAAATATCACGATAAGAGTAATCCAAGAGAAGTTTCGCATGGTAAAGATTTGGAATCTATTAATAAACGACATGCTGAACGTGGACATTTATCTCATGAAGATGGTCAAAAACGATATAAGATTTCTAAAACTTATACCGATAGAATGCATGCCAAACATAATCAAACAGAAGAAGTTGATATAGAAGAATCCGATAAGCAGTATAGACGGTATGAAGGTGAAAACCAACATGGTAAAGCCGCAGTATATGCTTGGAAAAAATATCATGATAAAAGTAATCCAAGAGAAGTTTCGCATGGTAAAGAATTACATGCCATCAATAAACGACATGATGAACGTGGGCATTTATCGCACGAAGATGGTCAAAAACGATATAAGATTTCCAAAAATTATACCGATAGAATGCATGCCAAACATAATCAAAAGGAAAATGTTGAATGGGTAAATGAACTTACTTCAAAATTTTTAATGAGAGCATCTAAAGTGGCAGGAAAAAAAGCAGATGATGCTTCAGTCAATAAAAATTTTATTGATGTCGGCGGTAAAGAGGCACGTAAAAGGACTGACCAAAGTATTAAGTTTCATAGAGTTGCCCTTGATAGAAGGGTAAAGGATAAACAGAAAAAAGAAGATATTGAATTTAATGAAGATGCTAAAATGGGAAGACAGTCAGATGCACAATTGAAAACATTGCATAAAAAATTCTCCTCAATGGACCTATCTTCACCAGCGAATAAGCATTTTCATAAACGTGTTGAAAAGGAAATGGAAAAAAGAGGTTCTTCTCCTGGAAATACTTCTGAAGACTTTGTAGATAAATTTACTACTAAAATTGATAAGTTGAAGCAACGGCATATAGATGAAGCAAAAACGCACCAACTAATCGAAGATATTATAAGTCAAGTTAAGCAATCAGGATTACCTAATGTTAGAGTAAAACGTGAAGATGGACGTCTGGAGTATGTTTATGTTGAATTAGAAGGAAAAACTTTAGAGGTATTTCCAAGAGGTAACGGCCAAATTGTTTCTGATAAAAAACTAACTGTAACAGATGAGATGTTAGAAGGTGAAGGGGAATGGCATAAGAAAGCAAGAAGATATGATGTAGAAATGAAAACTAGGTCTGGTGCTTATAGATATAATTTTCGAAGTCTTGATACACTCATATCACTTATGAAAGAGGAAAATATAATTGTTGATGGACAAAGTGGTGCAGGAGAACAGGGGACAGATGAATTGGTAAAAAAATATAAAAAAGATACTCCTGGTGAACCTAATGAAATTATTAAAGAAGGTGCTGTGACAATAGATAGTAGCGATGATTTTAGGAAATTTGAACATATGGTTGAATATTTGATGGGAGTTTCTGTGAAATACCCTGAAAATTTTCAAATATTTCAAATTGAAGATACTCCAAATTATAGAATAGAACATGAGCATGGGCCTATTGCAACAATTACTGAAACAGATGTAAGAAATTTTATGGGACCAAATGTAGATATGGAAATGTTTATTGATTTGGCTAGAGGATGGGGATTAAACATTACAACTCCTGAACAAACTCATGTAATTGGAGACCAAGGGCCTGATGACCAGATTGTGAAAAAAATTGGTGATGTTTATAATGAATCTGTAAAAAATCAAACTCCTCAAGAATATGCTGATGAATATTCTAAGAGATATGGTTTAAATGGTGCAATGGAACAAATGAGGAAAAATATAGAAGCGGTTGCAAAAAGGATTTAATGTTATCAGAAGAAGTATATCTTCCTCAAATATATTGCGATATGGACCAAGTATTGGTTGATTTTTTAGGAGGTGCGGCTGATGTTTTAGGTATGGATTTTAGGGAAGCAGATAGAGATACTAGATGGAAATTGTTAGATGCACATCCCGATTTTTTCTTTAATTTGCCCCCTATGCCAGACTGGAAAATATTATGGAATTTCATTCGTAAATATGACCCTTTTATATTAAGTGCGTCTCCTAGGTCTAGTTTTGATAAAGCATCTATAGATAAGAAGAAATGGTGTAAAAAATATCTAAAAATAGATGAATCAAGAGTTTATACAGTCCATAGACAAGATAAAAAACATTTTGCTAAAGATGGAAGAGATGGTCGACCTAATATATTAATTGATGACCATCCTAAAAATATTGGTGAATGGAGAGACAGTGGAGGAATAGGTGTATTACATACACCCCTTAATGCTAAAAATTCAGTTAAACAATTAATAAATATAGGATTTGGGAGAAGATAAAATGGCAGAGAAAATAATAAATGCTGGAACACGAAATATAGATGGCGTTGAAACGAAATTTTTAATTCGTAAAGGATTTAAGGCTTGGCAGGTTGAGCTTGATGGAGGAGTTATAGAGGACTGGGCGGAGCATCGTAAAATTCATACTGGCTCGCCTGACTCTTGGAGAATTGACCCATATTGGAATCATCCGGCAAATGCAGGGTTTGCTACATGGCTCGCGGACAAAGGTGAAACTCAGCCATGGCCGACCGAGCGTGAAGTTCGCTGAAAATGGGTAATTTTTAATATACAATATTTAATGGAGATATTATGGATTTGAATGAAGGTAATATATCATTGTTAAGTGATGATGAATTGACTTACACCGAGAAAGAATTTGTAGATAGACTTTTATTGAAAAAAGTTGAAATTGATGAACTGTTTGCTAAACAATCTAAAGACTTGGATAGTATTGTTCGTCAAAAAGAAGAACTAAATAAAAGAGAAGAAACTATACAATATGAATTAAGTGGTTTACATGGTGCTAGAGTAGTTCTAGACCAATTAATAAACGAAAACCAGGTCAAGACCGAACAAGAAAACGAGGAACAATAAGACATCCCTCTTATTGTTCCTTTATATAATGAACAGTCTTGGTTGAGTCCCAACATTCTTAGGAGTAACAATGGCTGATAAAAAAATGACCGCCTTGACGGATTTATCAACTGCAATTGCATCTGATGATATTTTGCATGTGGTTGATGACCCTACAGGTAGTCCTATAAATAAAAGTGTTTCCGTATTTAATTTATTCGGAAATCTAAAACATACATCAAATCAAGGTGATGCTTCAGGCAGAGCATTTACTTCATCAACTTTAACAGTAGATTATGATGCAACAACTGGTGATACAGTTGCTTTAAGTTCATATACAAATCATACGAAAGCAACAGGCACAGGCAACAGAACGATTAACAATTTGTATGGTGCGAAATTCCAAGCAGATGTCAATGGAACGGATGCTAACGTTACTGGAGTGGTAGCGGGAACATTAGTTACTGTTGATATTACAGGTGGTGCTGATGCTTCAACAATTGAGACATCAAGATTCGGAGCGGGCGGACACCCAGCTGCCGAGGCCAGAGCATATGGTATAAAAGTAGTCATGGATGATTCTGCGGCTACCCGCTTGGTGAATCCTGATGCATTTTTATGTTTAGATGATACTGGTGGTGCTGATGCCGATGCAGCAAAACCTGCTGCATTTCCAGTAAGATATTTATTTGAATTAGGGTCTGTGACTGGTGGTTTTGTGGCCGCCGCACATTGTGGAAACACTGCGGAAAACGCTCATCAGACTGGTAATAACAATGTTTTAGTTACAACTGATTTGAATACTGCAAATGTGGTACAGTCTGCAATTCAGTATGACGCCAAAATTAAAACAAAAATTAATGGAACAGATTATTGGTTGATGGCCACATCGAATGGTAATCATCATAACTCTGACAACGGTTAATTTTTATATAAAGTAGGACTATGGCAGATAAACGTATCTCGGGTCTTACTGCAATGACCACTGTCAGTAAGGATGATATCCTTCTGATAGTGGACGACCCTGCAGGAACACCTACCAATAAAAAAATTACAATTGAGAAATTCTTTTCAAATGTAGAATCTACAATAACATACGCCAATATTACTACTGCTTCAAATTCAACAGTTGCAGGCACAGTATTTAAAGGGGGTATAGGTGTAGTTAAAAATGTAATTGTTGATGGTAATGTTTCTGTGAATGGTGTGTTTACCATGACAGGAAATGGGGTTATTGCAAATTTAAGTTCAGATATTACTCCTGATACTACAATAACACATGATTTAGGAAATACTTCTGCTTCTTGGAAAGATGCGTATGTACAAAACCTGAAAGGACATTCTGGTACATTAACTGTTTCTGCAAATACTACACTTTCAGCAAACCTTATAACCTCTGGAGCAAATGTATATGTGAATGGTACAGATTTGACAGTTGATGCAAATACCACATTAAAAGCAAATCTAATTGTACATTCAGATTCTTCACATACAGTAATTAATTCTGGTAATACACATATTACAAGTAATACTATACTTGCGGGACAAGATACTACAATTTCATCAAATTTAGTATCTTCTGCAAATTTGA